AAATGCGGCGGCCCCATGCGCCGTGGCGGAATCGCTATGGAATCGACCTATACCGGCTCGCCGGACTTCATCGGCGGCGAGGTAGTCACGATGTCCGCTGGCGGGCCTGGCCGGCTGGTGGAGTGCGGGCGGAAGTGTGTTGATTGTGGACATTCTGAGACATGACATGAGCGTAAAGAAGAAAGGAGAGAGCTATGCGGCGAGGTGGAGCGTATCGTCAGTGGTGAGGCCGGCTGAGCGGGCAGGAGGCGCCCCCGCAAAAGACTCCGGCGCCCATCAAGACGCCAGCGCCTTCGAGCGCCAAGTCGGCGGCACACACTACAGCGACATGGCAATTCAGCCGGTCGAATTCATCCACCGAAACGGCATCGGCTTCAGCGAGGGAACTGCCATCGCCTACCTGTCCCGGTGGCGCAGCAAGGGCGGCATCGACGACCTGAGAAAGGCGATTCACACCATTGAGCAACTGATCGAACTGGAGACGAAATATGGCGTATGAACTGCGAGACGGCCAAGGAAGCGTGTTCAAAAACAAGCACAAAACCGCCGAAAATCACCCGAACGGACGCGGCGAGCTGATGCTTGACGGCGTGCTGTACGAGGTCAGCGCGTGGACCAAAAAGACCAAGCTCGGCGAGCCGTGGCAGTCGTTGCAGGTCAAGCGCAAGGAGCCGCGCGCCCCGGCCGAGCCGGCATGGGGTAGCGACCGAAAGGCCGAGCCGGGCTTCGACGATGACTTGGACGTGCCGTTTTAGTGGACATCCGAGAGGCACTGGCCCTACTGACGCCCGGCGCCGTCAACCTCGACCGCTCCGGCGGCGGAAGCGACATACGCCAGCGCCTGCTGGCAGCCATGGCAAGGGTGCGGCCGACCTGGGCCGGCTACCTGCTGCTGGCCCGGTACGCTGGCGACAATGCAGCCCTGCGCACGGTAGAGCGCGCCATGCTGACCGAGCTAGCCAGCGCGGTATGGCCGGACAAGCCCAAGCCCGGCATCCTGCGCGGTGTGGTGTCTATGGTGCTGGGCGAGTACGTGGACCCGCCGCCGTGCCTGTCCTGCGCTGGAACGGCATCCACATGGCGCATGGTGGACGGCGCGGTCAAGGCGATTGACTGCCCGGCCTGTGGCGGAAGCGGGCGGCGCCGGGCGACCGATGACGAACTGACGCAAATAAGCGGCTTGCCGGCTGACAAGTGGGCGCCCCGGTATGCGGCCCTGCATCGCTTGCTGCGCACACACGAAAGAGCCGCTCTCGCCACCATGAGAGAGGCGCTTAGTGAGGCGCCGGCAGACGCTTGACATTCTAGTTTGTTGTGGTAAATTCCATCGCGTGGGCGGGCGCTCGCCCGTAATAAAGACATAGGCCCGGCAAGTCCGGGCTTTTTTGTGTCCGGAGGATACTGTGCTCGCAATGGCCCGCGCCTATATACTGCCGGCGGCGCTATCCCTGCTGCCGACTAGGATGGACACGCCAGAGGCCCGGCGCATGCTTCTGGCCATCGGCCTTCAGGAATCGCGCTTTGAGCACCGCCGGCAGATCAGCGGGCCTGCGCGCGGGTTCTGGCAATTCGAGCGCGGCGGCGTTGTTGGCGTCATTCGCCACCCGGCCACCAAAGATCACCTTCGGGCCGCCGTGGTGGCGCTCCACTACGACGCCGAACTGGCCGACGACGATGTTGGCCTGCACGCGACTATCGAGCACAATGACGTGCTGGCCGCCGTGGTGGCTCGCCTTAACCTGTGGTGGCTTCCTGAACCGCTGGCGACGGAGCCGGGCGAGGGCTGGAATCAATATCTGTCCGCCTGGCGCCCAGGCAGACCAAGGCACGAGTCGTGGATGGTCTGTTGGCGTCTAGCCTGTGCGGCATGACCCAGACGCGCTAAAGGCGCTGCTGCCGTATGCCTCGCAAGGGCAGTCTCGACACATAGAGGCGGCGATACAGGCGGGCAGTCTGCGGGGCGGCGCCAAGCTGCTTGGATGCCATGCGCGGACTCTGTGTGCGGCCATATCCGCGGTGCGCAAGAAGGCCGCCAAGGCCGGATGGTCGCCCGAGCACGACATGGTCCACCCGGTTCCGGACGGCTATAACGTCGGCGGTATATCCACGCTGTACGGCGGCGACGGCCAAGTCAAGGCGCAGTGGGTCAAGAGCCGCGCTGACGACGAGCGGCGCGATCAGATCATGCGAGAGGCATTCGCGGCGTTCGCCGACGACCTTCCTCGGTGTATTCCACAGAATAAAACCGGGCCCGGAAATTCTGAGCTTGCCACGCTCTACGTTATTACGGACTACCACCTCGGCATGCTGGCCTGGCACGACGAAACCGGCGCCGATTGGGACATCAAGATCGCCGAAGAGCTGCTTATCAGGTGGTTCGCCGCCGCGATTGAAGCAACGCCAGCCGCGCAGGTCGGCATACTCGGTCAGCTCGGCGACTTCCTGCACATCGACAACTTGGACGCCCTGACGCCGGCCAGTAAACATGTACTGGATGCCGATACCCGGCTGCAAAAGGTGGTGCGCGTTGCTATCCGCCTGATGCGCGCCGTAATCGGCATGTTGCTGGCCAAGCATCCGCAGGTGCATATCATCATGGCCGATGCCAACCACGACCCGGTTGGCAGTATTTGGCTGCGCGAGTGGCTTGCCGCCCATTATGAGAACGAGCCTCGCGTAACGGTGGACCTCGGCGCAGACGGCTACTACTGCTATGAGCACGGGCGCACGTCGCTGTTCTTCCACCACGGCCACAAGCGAAAGCCTGAAGCCGTTGATGATGTGTTTGTCGCCAAGTTCCGGGAAGTTTTCGGCCGCACGAAACACAGCTATGCGCACATGGGCCACATGCACCACGCCAAAACGCTCGAATCGCCGCTGATGATCGTCGAACAGCACCGAACGCTTGCCGCGCCTGACGCCTATGCCAGCCGTGGCGGGTATATGTCCGGCCGGTCGGCGCAGGCCATCACCTACAGCCGCGAACACGGCGAGGTTGGGCGGGTCGTGATTACGCCTGGCATGGTGGGAGCCAGCCTGACAGGATAGGAGCTATCAATGCAATACCTGAAGTCCGCCGCTTCTGGCGGTATCGTGATAGTCAGATGGCTATTCCTGGCCCTGTCGTACCTGCTGCGCGGCGCCGCGGACGGCGTGGACAGCGCCTCCGAACTTCTGGATACGGCGCGGAGAAAGCTGCTGTGACCGCATGGCGCACGGCCGCCATGGTCGGCGGTGGCCTGCTGCTGGCGCTTGGCGTTGCGGTGTTCAGCAACGTCATGCTTCGCCAAACCAACAAGGCCGTGACTGCGCAGCTATCTGAGGCCAACGCCAAGGTTGCCATGATGCAGGGCGAGGTGACCGCCTGCCGCGGCATGATAAACAGGTCAAACGAGGAAGTGCAGCGGTACCGTGTAGAGTCCGAAGCCGCCAATGAGGCCGCCGCGAAGGCGGCGAAGGAAGCCATGAAACGCCCGCGCAATCCGCTGGCCGGGCACGGGCCTGACGCGATGAACGCCTGGCTTGGCGCGTTGCCGTGAGGCGCCTGATTCCCGTTCTGGCGCTGCTGTCCGGGTGCGCGACACAACCGATCGTGCGAACAGAGTACCAGCGCATCGAGGTGCCGGTGGCTGTGCGATCGATTCCGCCTGCCGAACTTATGGCGCCCGTGACAATTCCGCCGGGCCTGACATTCATCCCGCCGACAGACGCCAGCGCATCGTCGGCCCTAACCGCTGATGGGGAGGCCGCGTTGACTGCGCTTATCAACGAATACGTGGCCCGCATCGCCGCTTGGCACGCCTGGGCGTCAGAATGAACCCTGACGCCGCCGATCACCTGCTGCGCATCGGATCAGCATCCGCTGGCGCCGTGTCTGGGGCCGCTGCCGGCGCCGCATCGTCATGGGCGATGCTGATATTCGGCGTGCCGCTGGCCGTGGTTTTTGCCGCATTCAGCGGCGCCATGGTTAGCCTGACGTTCATGCCGGCATCCACTGCGCCCCGCACGCTGGCTATCGTGGCGTCAGGCACCCTGGCCGGCGCATACATGGCCGCGTTTGCGGCAGAGTGGCTGCACCTGACGCCGGCCGCGATGGGAGGCGCCGCGTTCCTGGTTGGTGGCACGCTGCAATGGGCTGTGCCGGTGCTGATTGAGCAAGTGGGCCGATGGAAGAAATGAACGCCATCACCGCCCTGTCGGGCATGTATCTGGTGTTCTGGGCCATCAACAAAGCCAGACGCATGGATCGCCGAACATGCCATCGCGTTCGCTTTGGCGTCGTCCTGATAGGCGCGTCGGCGATATGCGCTGCGCTGGTGCCGCTGTACCAGTCGCCGCCGCAGTGGCTTATGCCTGTGCTGTTGTGTGGTGTGTCGGTGGTGCTGTCGGCAGAGAGGCGACGCTAGCTATACCGCCAGAAACGCGGCAACGGCCACGGTAGCTGCGCAGCCACCGGAGACGGAAACCAGCATCGGCATGTTCACCAGCCGCAGCGCGAGGTAGCTTCCAAATCCGACGACGGTTGCGTAGGCTGTGAAAAGGGTAATCATGGCGATCTCCGGTTGCGGCGCCGCAGTTGTTTATGTGCAAAGTGCCGCGATGCGCTCCCGCATGTATTTCGGGAACGGCCAGCGCGGGTTCGCGCAGCAGCCGCTAGCATCTTGGCAGCGCCCTTGGCCATCGACGATGTAAGCGTTTCTCCCGGCGCGAAGTTCGCTGTTGCAGGCTTCGCGGGCGGCGTCGAGGCCGCTGCAGGCTACCTGCGGGTAGCAGATGATGTCGTCCTCTGCTCCGGCCGTCGCCATTACGAGGTATTTGGTTTCGGTCATGGTCTATCTCCTGTCTGCCGCCGGCCAATCCGGCGGCTTCGAAGTACATTCTACTAGTAAAATTTTGCTAGTCAATGGCCATGTTATGACATTTGCAGATATTTTCAGGCGGTACTTATTCAGAAGTAGCCGCTAAATATCTAGGTTGTCGGCGATGTCCCGGTCATCGTCCGTTTTGTCGCCCAGCAGCGCCAGCAGTTCGGACAGGTTGCGCTGTGCTTCGGCGGCAGCGATTTGGTCCATCACGCGGTCGGTCAGCATCACCACGACGAGTACGGCCAGCAGGATCAGGGCGGCGGTCATTTGCGCAGGAACCCAGGCACAGGCGGCCGGACCCGCGTAGCCATGACGCCCAGCCGGGCCTTGCGCCGGTTCCAGTTCGCGCGGTTCCGGCGCTTGAGCTTGGCGACGACGCGCTCCAGTCTGTTGATGCGCCACTGGCGGATGGTGTATATCATTTTTGCTATCATTTTGTTGCTCCGGTTGTGTCCGTAGTATCCATCAGTCGCGCCATGAGCGCGGCGTAACTGTCGAAGTCGTCGCCGTTGACCGCCTCAAGGCGACGCCCGAACCAGATTGGGCGGCCGGACGCGGATTCTCCCCGGCTGATTACGCTGTGCCCGATTGTGCGCAGCGCTTCGATGTGCCTGTATACCCTGCGGCGCGAGAATTCGGCGCCCCACACCTGGCAGCCGTCGACCTCAAAGCGGTCAGGGCGATAGTGGGCGCGCAGGAACTCGCGCATGGCCTCCGGGCTGGGGAGTGTCGTGTCGGTCATTGCTGTCTCCTATCTGGACGCAGTCGGCATACCGGCGCCGTGGTGTTAGCTAACCGGCCCTGCGCTGAATCTCATTGGCGGCTGCCGTAATGCGGTCCGCTACTGCTTCCTTTTTCCGCCCCTCCCACCATGCCGCGTTTCGGCGCAGTGCCTCAATCAAAGTGGCTGCGGCTTGGCCCTGCGGGAACCTCTCCCAGCCATCGGCAAAGAGTGGCATCAGGTCTGCCGCATGGGCGCTGATCACTTCACGCACCTCATGGTAGGACGGTCGGTTGTCGCTCATGGTGGCGTTTCCTCCGAGGGGCGCCGACGGGATGCCGGCGCCTTAGTGGCATTCAGGCCGGCAGCAGCCACATAGAGCTGTAGTCACTGCCCTCGCGCATTTGGCCGGGCGAGAGCGCAAACCCTTCTGCCGGCCCGCGCAGGGTGATGCTCCACTGCCCGTGGAAGTTGTTACCGCTTGCATGGTGTAGCTTGTTCATGTCCTTGCTCCTTGTCGATCCGGCCCATCCGGTAGCGTCGATGCCTATTATCCACATATTATTAGGTGAGTAAATGGGCTTCGTTATGATATGTGGCTATAGGTTATGCGCCATGCACTAACGAACTAACATATGATGGCGACACGCCAAGGCGCCGCTAATGCGTGTGCAACCAAGGATTTTTAGGATTTATCAAAATGTCAAAACAGCGAGGCAGGCCAGCACACGCGCCAACAGAGGAGACGCGCGAGATCGTCAAGGCACACGCTGTTGTTGGCACACCGCGTGACGTGATCGCCAGTATCATAGGCATTACGGCCGATACGCTTGCCAAGCACTACAGGCCGGAGCTGGACGAAAGCATGGCGAAATGCTGTGCGGCTATTGCCGGCGCGCTGTACGGCAAGGCGATGTCTGGGGATGTAACGGCCATGATCTTCTGGTTGAAGACACGCGCGCGGTGGCGTGAGGAGCGCGCCGAGTCGCCGGAGTCCGCAACTATCGCTGACAGCCTGCGTGAAATTGCAAAAAAGCTCCCGGTTTGATGCCGAAGTGGGAGAAAGTCTTGGTCGCCCGCTGTGCCGTATCGGCCAAAGTGGGGAATTGAGTCCATAAATGGCCAAAATTGACCCATATGCGGCCGACCTAGCCCGTTGGTACCCTCTCAAGTCGCACCCGGTACAGGACGCGCTTGTAAGCGACGTGGTGCGGTTCAAGGTCGTGCCTGCTGGCAGGCGCTGCCTAGAAATAGGAACGCTGGTGGCCACGCCGACAGGGCCGAAGCCTATCGAGAGCGTGCGCATCGGCGACGACGTGATCGGCTTTGGAGCTGATGGCGCACACGTTACGCGCGTCGCTGAGGTACACGACAACGGCGAGCAGGTAGTCATCCCTCTGCGGTCCGGAGGCCGCGAATATCTTGCGGCGACGGCCGGACATCGGCTGCTGGCGTGCCATGAGAACGCGCTCGACAAGCGCCGCCCGCACCTTGGCAAGCCATACGAGAGGTTAGCGGTATCCGAGCTGAACGCGCGCTATAGGGTCCGCCGCACCTATGCAGGGGATTTGATTGTCGGCGGCCGGAAAAACATGCCGTTGGCGTATGTGCTTGGCGCCTTGCTTGGCGATGGCGCATCGCGCAACAACAAATCCACCACGGGCGAGTTGCAACGGACGCTGCATATTTCGTCTGGCGATGAACGAATCCCGGCAAAGATGGCGGGGATGCTTGGATCTGGGTTTAGGCGTACCCATACCAGCAACTATAACTGGGCGCTGGACGTTGGCCGAGGCGCGCTGGACGCCGTGCCGTTTTACCGCGAATGGTGCGCCGGGCGGTACGCGCACGAGAAGGTCGCGCTATGGGACGAGATTGGCACCTGGGACCGTGACAGCGCGCTAGAGTTCTTGGCTGGGGTTGTCGACACAGACGGGTCGATATATTACAAGGACAGTCGCGGCACTGAGGCGGTGCTAAACATCGCCATGCAGGCAAAGAGCGTGGTGGAGTGTTGCGACAACATAATTTTCAAGTTCTTCCAGGATCGGCTGTCCGTTGGCATAGACGCGCGCGACAAGTATGTAAACGGCCCCGTCTACAGCGCGAAGACAACAAGCAATGTCCAGGTCTACAATATTCTGACGGCCATCGGTGACAGGCTGGCTGTCAAGGGCGAAAAGGTAGACACGTCAAGATTGGCGATGCGTAACATCCGCGCTGACCGCATAGGATTCAAGCAAGGCACGCCGCGCGTGGCGATGACGTTCGACATTACTGTCGGCAATGACACAAACCTATATTGCCTGCATCAAGGCGGCGTCGTAACGTCTAATTCTGGCAAAACGGAACGGGCCAAGCGGTTCGTGGTGCGCGAGTGCATGAAGGAGCCGGGCCCGTACTTCATCGCGGCGCCTACTCGGGATCAGGTGAAGCGCATCTACTGGGCTGACGTTAAGCGGCTGTCATTCTGTTCGGTCATGCCGGACAGGCCCAGCGAAACGGACCTGATTATCCGCTACCCGAACGGGTCCAGCCTGTCGCTGATCGGTCTTGACCAGCCGCAGCGCATGGAAGGCTCATTCTGGGCGGGGGGCGTGGTGGACGAGATTGCCGACACCAAGCCGGAGGCGTGGCCGCAGAACATCAGCCCAGCGCTGGATACGGTCAACCCGTTGAATCCTGATTACCGTGCTTGGTGTTGGCTGATCGGCGTTCCAGACGGCATGAACCACTATGCCGATTTGGCCGAGTACGCGCGCACCGGTAACGATCCCGACTGGAAGCTCTACACCTGGCACAGCGCCGACATACTGCCGGCCGACGTGATCGAGGCCGCCAAGCGGCGCATGAGCGCCCGGCAGTACCGGCAGGAATACGAGGCCAGCTTCGAGACTTCGAGCGGCCGGATATACGACGACTACGGCCCAGCCAACACCACCGACGCGAGGATCGAACCGCATGAACAGCTATTGTGGACGCATGACTTCAACTTCACGCCGCTGAGTTCGGCGGTCGCGGTCCGGCGTGGTGACTCGGTGTATTTCCTCGAAGAGATCGTGCTGACGTCGGCAGTTGCCCGCCAGTCGGCGCAAGAATTCGTGGAGCGGTACAAGGACCACAAGAACCGGCACGTCGTTGTTTACGGTGATCCATCGGGCAGGGCCGGCGAGAAGCACAGCCAGAACAGCGACTATTCGGAGATCGAGCAGGTGCTAAGGTCCGCGGGATGGACCTACACCCGCAAGGTGAGGCCATCAACGGTTTCGATCAAAGACGGGCAGAATGCGGTGCGGGCCAAGATACAAAACGCGGCTGGCGAACGGTCGCTGTTCGTGCACCCGAACACGGCGCCGTACACTCACAAAGCGCTGCTGACCGGACAGCTCAAGAAGGGCAGTACATTCCTGGAAGAAGACGGCGAATACCAACACATCGGAACGGCGGTGAGATACATGATCAGCTATGAATTTCCGGTGCCGGGCCGCGAAACGCGGCAGATCGACGTAATGGGCGGCCTGTGAGCGTTCGGTCGAGGCACGCGGACTATGCCGATATGGCCGAGCGGTGGGCCATGTGCCGCGACGCCGAAGAGGGCGAACACGCCGTGCATCAGGCCGGCGTGAAATACCTGCCGAGGCTCAACGGCGAGACCCAGGACGCCTATAAGCTGCGCCTGCGCATGACGCCGTTCTTCGGCGCGACGTACCGCACCATCTCCGGTATGCGGGGGATGCTGTTCCGCAAGCCGCCAACGACGGACCTGCCGCCGGCAGTGGAAGAACTGGCCGGCGACATTGACATGGCCGGTACGTCGCTGCTGAACCTGTCGCAAACGGTCGTCGAGGACATCTTGACGGTCGGCCGCGCCGGGCTGCTGGTGGACTACCCGTCCGCGCCGCCCGGCCTGACGCTGGCCGACGCGCAGGCGCTCAACATGCGGCCGATGATTTCCCGGTACACCGCCGAGTCGATCTACAACTGGCGCGAGACGCGCAGCAACGGTCGCCCCGTGCTGGCAATGGTCCGCTTGCAGGAAACGGCCGACATCGAGGCGCCCGACGAATTCGAGCACGCCAGCGAGACGCGGTATCGGGTGCTGGACCTGCACGAGGGCAAATACCGGCAGCGCGTGTACCGCGTCAACGAGAAAGACGAAGAGGTCCAGGTCGGCGAAGACATCTACCCGCTGATGCACGGCATGCCGCTCACATATATCCCATTCGTTTTCATCGGCGTCTCGGGGACGGCGCCGGCCGTAGAAGCGCCGCCGCTGATCGACCTGGTGACGACCAACTTCCACCACTATCTGCAAGCCACCAGCTACGAACGCGGGTGCTTCTTTTCCGGCCTGCCGACGCTGTTTATCAGCGGCCTTGAGGATTCGGACAGGGTAATCAGTATCGGCGGCGCGACGGCGAATGCGCTGGGCAGCCCCGACGCGAAAGCCTATTACGTCGAGGTGGCCAGCCAGTTCGAGGCGCTGCGCAGGAACCTGGAAGATAAGAAACAGGAAATGGCCGTGCTGGGCGCGCGCATGCTGGAGCCGACGAAGGCCGGCGTCGAGGCGGCCGAGACCATCGCGCGGCGGCAGTCGGGCGAAATGGCGCTGCTGGCCGATATTGCGCAGACGATCAGCTACGGCATCCGCGTTGCGCTGGCGTGGTTCTCGCAGTGGGCCGGCGCGCAGGGCGACGTTGTGTATGAGCTGAACCGGGACTTCCTGCCGGCCGGGCTGTCGGCGCAAGACCTGACCGCGCTGGTCGGCGCCTGGCAGGCCGGGGCCATGAGCGCCGAAACGCTATTCGACAACCTGAAGGCCGGCGAGATCATGGCCGATGACCTGACGTTCGAGGTAGAGCAGGAGCGGATAGGGCAGGCTGGGCCGTAATGCACGCGGCCGACCATAGCCTGGCGTTCACGCTTGACCTGGCGAGGTTCGATGCCGGCACGCGGCGCAAGGTCGTGGCGATTCTGGTGAAACTCCAAAAGGACTTGACGGCCTCGTTGGCCGGCGACGACCTGACCGCCTATGGCAAGCTGCGGACAAAGCGGCTGCTGGCGGACGCCAGGGCATCCATTGACGCCTATTACGAACAGGCGCAGGGCGAGCTATTCGACACGCTCGACGACGTAGCCGAAATATCGGCGGCCTCGGGCCGCGCCGCCGTGTCGACCGTTGTCCCGGCATCGGTGGCCGTGGCGCTGCCGTCAGAGGCCGTCATGCGCGCGCTGGTGGCCGATTCCATGGTCCTGGGCACGGCGCAGAAAGCGTGGTGGGAGAAACAGGCGGCCGATACCGCGTTCCGGTTCTCGGCCGTGGTCCGCCAAGGCATTGTCGCTGCGCAGACCAACCAGCAGATCGTCCGGCGCGTGCGGGATGAATTACAGGTCTCACAACGCAATGCAGCGTCGTTGGTCCAGACCGGCGTTTCTGCCGTTGCGAACGACGCGCGTATGGCTACGTTTCGCGCGAACCCAGACGTGATTACCGGCCTGCGCTGGCTGGCGACCTTGGACGCCAAGACCTGTATGCAATGCGCGCCGCGTGACGGCATGACATGGAAACTTGACGGCACGCCGATCAATGCGTCGCTGCCGTTCGTGAACCCGCCGCTGCATTTCAACGACCGCTGCGCGCTGGTGCCGCAGACGCGATTCAGCACGCTCGGCACTGGCCAGCGGGCGAGCGTTGACGGTCCCGTAGATCGCGGCACAACGTTTGAGGCATTCCTGGAGCGCAAGGGCAAGGCGTTTCAGGACGACGTGTTAGGGCCTGGCCGGGCCGACCTGTGGCGCGACGGCAAAATCACGCTGCGCGACCTGACGTCGGGCACGGGCCGGCCGTTGACGTTGGCGCAACTGCGGGAAAGGCATGGTTGATTCAGTCGGCGTGATGCCGGCGAACCCGTGGCGCGAGGGATTCACGCCGATTGATGACGAGGTTTTACATGGCATTGGCACTTGAGCTTGATACCCTGTCCGCTGTGCCGGAAGCGCAGCGCGGGTGGTATGTTCAGGACGGCGAGAAATTCAAGCTGGATCCGGAAAAGGTCGAGATCGAAGACACGGCCGGCCTGAAGTCGGCGCTTGAGAAAGAGCGCCAGGCGGTGAAAGCCGCCAAGGAGGCGAGCAAGAAGGCGCTGGAAGACGCGCTGCGGGAATACGAGGGCATCGACCCCGTAAAGACGCGCGCCATGATGGCGAAATTCAGCAATGAGGAAGAGGCGGCGCTTATTTCCGCCGGCCGTGTCGATGAGGTCATTGCAAAGCGCATGGCCAAGCGCGACGCCGATCTGATGAAGCAGGTGGAAGCCGCAACGGCGGCCGAGAAAACGGCGCGCGAAGTCGCTGAGACGTTCAAGGGCCGCGTGCTGGACAACCACGTCCGCGCCGCCGCCGGAAAGGCCGGGATTCACCCGTTCGCGGTCGATGATGCATTGCTGCGCGCGCGGACCATCTTCGTGTTGGACGATCGCGGCGAAGCCGTGCAGTTGGGATCGGACGGCGCCCCCATCCTGGGCAAAGACGGAAAGGCGCCGTTCACGCCGGCCGAATGGTTTGAATCAATGAAAGAAGCGGCGCCGCATTGGTTCCCGGCCGGCGGGTCCGGCGGCGGTGCCGGCGGTGACCGCGGCGCGGGTTCCGGCGGAAAAACCATCACGCGCGCCGCATTCGATCTACTGCCGCCGGCCGAGAAAGCCAAGGCAGCGCAGGCAATGACAATTACCGATTAACGTGCTCTAATACAGGGGCGGCGGGCGTGATGCCCGCCGTCCGCAATCGGGCGAGAAGCCCGCATGTCGTGTCCGGGATGGACCGAACCGAACGCAAGTTCGTTTTGCTCCACTCTTTCAAAGGACACACATCATGGCATCTCCGAACACCCTCACCAACCTGATTCCGTACCTGTATGCCGCCGCCGACGTAGTGTCGCGCGAGCGTGTCGGCTTCATCCCGGCCGTTTCGCGTGACAGCGCCGCTGATCGCGTAGCCGTCAACCAGACCGTCAACGTGCCGGTGGTCGGCGCAATCACCCCGGTCGCAATCACGCCTGGCGCAACGTCCCCGGATACCGGCGGCGCGGCTCCCGGCAACGTGACCGTGACCATTTCCAACCAGTACGCGGCTCCGATTGCCTGGAACGGCGACGAACAGGTAGCCGTTGGCCAGACCGGCATTTACGATGCCGTGATGACGCAGCGCCTCGCGCAGGGAATGCGGGCAATCACCAACATGGTCGAAGCCGACCTTGCCGCACTGCATGTCAATGCGTCGCGCGCCTACGGAACCGCCGGCACCGCGCCGTTCGGCTCGGCTGGCGACCTGTCGGACATGGCGCAGTCGCTGAAGATTCTCGACGACAACGGCGCGCCTGGCGACATTCACGCCGTCTTCGGATCGTCCGCCATCGCCAACATTCGCGGCAAGCAATCGGTGCTTTTCAAGGTCAACGAGGCCGGCACGGATCAGCTCTTGCGGCAGGGCATCATCGGCGACATTCAGGGCGCCATGGTCCACAGCAGCGGGCAGGTGAAAACCGCCGTTGCCGTTGGCACTGGAGCGTCCTACACAACCAACACGGCGGGCTATGCGGTCGGAGATACGTCCATCACGCTTATCACCGGTACCGGGACCATCCTGGCCGGCGACGTGGTGACCTTTGCCGGCGATACCAACAAGTACGTCGTGGCATCCGCCCTGTCCGGTGGCGTGGTAACTCTGGCCGAACCCGGTCTGCGCGTGGCTATCCCGGCGTCGGCGACGGCGCTGACCGTCGTGGCTGCGGCTACCCGCAACATGGTGTTTTCCCGGTCGGCCATCATCCTTGCCACGCGGACGCCGTATATGCCGGAAGGCGGCGATGCGGCCGATGATGTGATGGACATGACCGACCCGGTCAGCGGGCTCACGTATCAGATCGCCCTGTATCGCCAGTATCGCCAGACCCATCTTGAGATCGGATTGGCCTGGGGCGTGAAGATGATCGCCCCGCGCCATTCCATGGTGCTGTTGGGTTAATCCGGTGGCGGCCTCTTTCGGGGGGCCGCCTTTTCTCAAGGAGCACATCGCATGAGCGATACATGCCAGACGGTGCGCATTGCTGCCGACAACGAGCAGGGATTCATCGTCATCAACGAAACGGATTTTGATTCGGCCGTGCATACGCCGTATACGGATGATGCGAAGCAGAAGCCGAAGCGGGCGCGCAGTGAGTGAGCTATCCGGCAAAGGCGGCGAACTACGGGCGACCGTGACAGTCACCCGCAAGGCGTCCGGCGCGGTCGAAACCTACGAACTTGTCGGCCAGACCACGCCCGAAGAACACGCCCAAATAGTCGGCAAACACCACGGCACCTCCGGCGCCATGGTCGGCCCTGGCAGCATTTGCACCACTGAGGAGAATTGAAATGGCAGTTACCCACACCACGGCCGCGCGCAATGCGGCGACTGACGCGGTTACCGCACTGATTGGCGCGTCCGGGAATCTGGTCTTCAGGCTATCCGGAACGGTGGGGTCTCCCGGCACCGCCGTTGCCACTCTGCCGCTGTCGGCGACCGCTTTCGCCGCGTCGTCAAGCGGCACGGCTACCGCCAACGCGATCACCAGCGACACCAACGCCACCGGCAATGCGTCGGCGGTAGCGAATGCGTCCTTGCAGACATCCGGCGGCACGCTGGTCATTCATTGTGCTGTCGCTGCGTCGGGGTCGGACATCAACATGAGCAACGGCCTGACCGTGGCGGCCGGTGACACGGTGAGCTGCTCCAGCCTGACGTATACCGCGCTGTCGGCTTAATGCGCCGCACTGCCTGAATGCGGCAGTGCTGCGGATAGCGTAAATGGCTATCCAATACGTAGGCGGCCAGGTAGCGGGCCGCGCGAACCCGTCGAGCGCGCTTCAGGTCACGTTCGCGCTGACCGGGGGGTTGGCGTCAACGCCAGCGGCGGGCGATCTTGTGATAGTCACCGCCGTTACCGGATCGGCGGCCGGCAATCCGGAGATGGCGGTCACGACGCCGACCGGCTACACCGCGCTGGGGCAACTGAACCAGAGCGCGGTTACCGCCGACACGTCAATGAACGTGTCGCACAAGTTCATGGGCGGCACGCCCGACACGACCGTTACGATTCCCGGCACCGGCAACAATGCCTTCGGCGAAGCGTACGCGATCCAGGTATTCCGCGGGGTAGACGCCACCACCCCGATGGACGTAACCCCGGTATCGGCGGGTGGCACAGCAACCGGGCGCCCTGACCCGGGATCGATTACGCCGAGTACGGCCGGCGCGTATGTGGTCATCTGCGGCGGCGGCGCGGCGGCTACGGGTGCAACCTACACCGCCCCTGCGAACTACACCACGAACTTTCGCACCGCGAACGGCGCGGATACGACCGACGCAATGGTCGGGTGTGGTTACCGTGCATGGACATCCGGCGCCGAAGACCCGGCCGCCTATACGGGCGGCACGACGGGCGCCAATGATTCGTGGTGCGCGTACACGCTTGCACTGCGGCCGCTTATTCACGCCACGTCCGGCGCACTGACCGGGGGCGGGGCTGTTGTTGCGGGGTCGGCGGCCAGGACGGGCGCCGCTGTAACACACGCCACGACAGGTGCCCTAACCGGGCCAGGCTCGACCGTTGCCGGGGCATCCGCCCGCACGCGCGTACATGCGTCCACCGGCGCCCTGTCCGGGCCGGGCGCGGTCGTTTCCGGCGCGGCTGTCTATAACGCCAAGCACGCGACCACCGGGTCACTGGCCGGCGCAGGATCAGCCGTCACAGGCGCAGCCGCCCGCACTCGGCAACATGCAACGGACGGCGCGTTAGCCGGACCGGGCGCGGCAATATCCGGGGCCGCCGCCAGATTCAGGGCGCACGCGACCAGCGGGGCACTGTCCGGGGCGGGATCGACCGTCAGCGGCAGCGCGGATAGGGCAGGCGGCGCACAGACGCACGCGACCAGCGGCGTGCTTGCGGGGTCCGGTGCCACGGTAGCCGGGGCGGCGGCACGAACCCGCCAACATGCCGCCACTGGCGTTCTGGCAGGTGCTGGCGCGGCCGTTGTTGGCGCAGCGGCCCATGTCGCCATACACGCCACCAGTGGCGATCTTGTCGGCCCTGGGTCGGCCATGTCCGGCGCGTCTGCACGCACCCGTCAGCACGCGACAAATGGCGTGCTATCAGGCGCGGGCGCGTCGGTATCTGGGTCCGCGGCGCGATCAACGGGCGCGGTGACGCACGAAACAACCGGCGCATTGGCCGGGCCTGGAGCGGCTGTTACTGGCACGGCAGCCCGTACCCGCCAACACGCGACTAGCGGGGCATTAGCGGGGCCAGGCGCAACGGTGACGGGCAGCGCCGCGCGGGCGCATATCCACACCACGGCAGGAGCCTTAACCGGCCAAGGCGCGGCGATTGCTGCCAGCGCAAACAGGGATCGCATCCATTCCGCCGACGGCGTGTTGGCGGGGCAAGGCGCGGCAGTTTCTGGCGTCGCAAGTAATGGGCTGACGATTCACGCCGCAAGCGGCGCGTTAGTGGGCAGCGGCGCGACGGTGGCCGGCATGTCGCAATTTCTCGCTTTACAATACCCGCTGGCAGGAACGCCGACCCCTTATCCTCTGCCTGGTGTTGATGCCCAGCGGCCTTTATCCGGCATCCCGATCACCTATCCACTATCAGGGCTTGGGGGGCAATACCCGCTGGCCGGAATCGAGAGGGACTACCCGTGACGATCATTGTTGAGACCGGCGCCGGACTGTCGAATTCCGAGACCTATATCAGCGTGGCCGATTCCCTGACCTACCATGCGGCCCGCGGTAATACCACCTGGGCCACGATCACGACGGCGCAGCACGAGCAGGCGTTACGCCGGGCGACCGACTACATGGTGCAGGTCTACCGCCTGCGGTGGAAGGGCGTGCGCATGCTGTCAACGCAGGCATTGGACTGGCCGCGCGCCTATGTGTACCTGGAACCGGTCATTACGGGCGCGAACACAGACTTCCCGAATCTTGTTGCCGATGACATCGTGCCTGCCGAGGTAGCGAGGGCGTGCGCCGATCTGGCATTGAAAGCCGCCGCTGGTGAGCTGTATTCGGATCAGTCGCAGGGCGTGGTGCGCGAGAAGATAGGTCCTATTGAGGTTGAATACGACCGCTTCAGTCCGCGGGCTGTGAAGTATTCTGCCATTGACGCCCTGCTTCGGCCCTTTCTGGCGTCGAGCGAGGGAAGGATTCCGATGGTGCGCGTATGAGCCTATACCCGCGGGCCGCCGCAACGTCTCTGCGGCTGCTGACCACCTACGGGCAGGATGTGACGCACCGCACCTACACAACCGGCACCTATGACCCTGCCACAGGAACCACCACGCCAGTGACAGCCGACACCACGCGCAAGGGCGCGCTGTTCGACTACGGCGCTAACACGACCACGGTGCGCGGACAGTTGGTGCAGGTATCAGACCGGCGCCTGTTGCTTGATGCGTCGGCCGCGGTCAGCGTTCAGGATCGGCTCATTGTCGGCGGCGTTGAGTACATGCCGGTAAGCGTGGACGAAATATCGCCGGCCGGCACGCGCGTATTGTTCGACATCCACGTCAGGGTGGGCGCATGAACTTCGGTCTGGACCTTTCCCGATGGGTTACGAAGACAAAGTCCAACTTGGATGCCGTGGTGCGCGAGACCGTTATCGGCCTGGGCGAACGGATCGTTGAAAGAACGCCGGTCGGCAATCCTGATTTATGGGCATCGCCGCCGCCGCCCGGATACGTTGGCGGCCGGGCGCGCGCCAACTGGCAGTACGGGTTCGGATCGGCCCCGCAAGGCGACTTGCCGGACATTGACCCGTCCGGCGGCGCGTCGAACAACCGCATTGCTGCTGGGGCGTTGGGATCGCCGGCCGCCGGTATCCACTACATCGCCAACAACCTGCCGTATGCCGAGGCGCTGGAAAACGGATATTCGACACAGGCGCCGGCCGGCATGGTTGGCCTCGCCGTGGTGGATATGCAAGCCATCCTGAGCGCCGAAGTGGCGAAGATCAAATGAGCCAGTCCGCGATAAGGTCGGCGCTCGAAACAGCGCTTAACGGCATGTCGCCGTCATTGGCGACGGCATGGGAAAACGTGGCATTCACGCCGCCTGTTTCTTCTGTCCCGTATCAGCGCGCGTTCCTGCTGTTTGCGGCGCCTGAGAACCCGGACATGGGGCGCGGCGTGACGCGCGAGAACGGCATATTCCAGATCAACCTGTGCTATCCGCTACAGGCCGGCGACGGGGCTGCGCGTGCGCGCGTGGCGTTGATAAGGGGCACGTTCTACCGGTCTGCAACGTTCGTGAGCGGGTCGACGCGGGTGATTATTCGTAACACGCCTGAGGCCGGTGCAGGGGCCGCTTCCGGGGACCGTTGGATCGTCCCTGTGAAGTGTATTTTTTTCGCTGACATTTAGGAGATAGCGCCATGCCGCAGATCGCAACCGGTATTTTCAAACAACTGGTGGCCAAGAAACAGTCCGCCCTGGGCACGAAAGCTACGGCGGGCAGCGCGCAGTTGTTCCGGCGCGTGACCTCGACCGTCGACCTTCAAAAGGCGACCTACCAAAGCGCCGAGATTCGGCCGTCGATGCAGCGCGCTGATATGCGCCACGGCGTGCGGTCGGTCAGCGGCGAGATCAGCGGCGAGCTTTCGCCGGGAACCTATCAGGGATTCATGGAATCGGCCCTGCGCGGCGCCTGGGCAGCTACAAGCGCATACGCGGCCGGCATTGACGTTACCGCTGCCGCGACCGCCCCGCAGTTCGTGGATGCCTCCGGCGGCTTCCTGACCGCCGGCCTCAAGGTCGGCATGGTCGGCCGGTGGACCGGATTCGCGGGCGCCACCGCGAACAACGACCGCAACTTCCTGATTACCGCCCTGACCGCAACCGACATGACCGGCATCTTCCTGGACGGCACAGCCGTTGTGGCCGATACGGCCGGGGACAGCGTGACATTTACGCCGGTTGGCAAGAGCCTGTCCATCCCGACTTCCGGGCATACGCTGGATTACTGGACGATTGAGCACAACTATTCCGACATCAGCCAGTCTGAGCAGTTCACGGATTGCGTGTTCGGCGACATAGCCATCAGCCTGCCGGCTTCCGGTATGGCGACCATCAATTTCCCGGTGATGGGGATTGATATGGACGTGTCAACGTCGGCCTACTTCACGTCGCCGACTGCCGCCAGCACCAGCGGTGTCCTGGCTGCCGTGAACGGTGCCGTGTACGTTGCCGGTACGGCTGTCGGCTATATCACGTCGATGGACGTGAATGTCGCCGCCAACCTGAGCCTGCCGGGCGGCGTGGTCGGGTCCAATGTCGAGCCGGACGTGTTCAAGGGTTCGTTTGACGTGACCGGTACCGCTACCGTGCTGTTCACCGATGCGGTGATGCGCGATTACTTCCTGAACGAGACCGAGGTTTCGGTTGTGGTCGCGCTGACCACCGGCAACACGGCGACCGCCGACTTTCAGGTTATATCGCTGCCGCGCTGCAAGTTCGGCGGTTCCACCAAAGACGACGGCGAAACCGGCCTGCGCATGACGGTGCCGTTCACCGCGCTGGAAAACGTCGCCGGGGGCGCCGGCACCGCGTCGGTGGCGTCGGCGATTGTGATTCAAGATTCCCTTGCAGCTTAATGAGGAATGATGCATGTCTGACAAGAAAGCCCTGAGCCTGAGCGACCTTGACGCCACGAAGGCCAGTGCGGAGGCGTTCGAGTTCGAGTACCTGATCGACGGCGAGCCGTCCGGAATTTTCTTTTCAGTGCTTGGCGGGCAATCCGAGGTGGTGACGCGCGAGGTTGCCGAGCTGATTAACGCCAAGCGGCGCCGGGAAGTGGCGCGGGCCGTGCGGGCAAAGTCCGGCAAGCCGGCGGACTTCGACCCGATTGAGGAAGACATTGAGTTCGGGCAACGCCTGGCAGCCGTGAGGCTGGTGGGCTGGCGCGGTATCTCCGACCCGTTCACGCCTGACAACGCGCTCAAGCTGTGCCAGACGAACCGTGACATCGCGGCCAAGATCACAGAGGAGTCCGACAACATCGCAAATTTTATGAAGCTCTGATAGCCGAACTGGTCGCGTTCGCCGCGTCGGAAAAGGCGCTGTGCGCACGGGAGGAAGACGGCTCGACGATCCGCGACCACCTGAACAGCCTGTGGCGTCAGAGCGGGATCGAGCCTGAGCAACTTAGGAACGCGCCGCAACTGCCGGCGCTGGGCGCCCACGTCTGGGCCTATTTCTGCCAATTGAACCTGGAACGGGGGATGCACGCCATGGGTCCGGCAAGAATCACGTCGCGCGACATGATCGACTGGTGCGAGTCCACCGGCAACACGCTCGACCTGTGGGAACGTGCGGCCATCCGCGCCATTGACAACGTGTGGCTGACCGATGGTTGATGAAGTCGGCGTTCGCCTGGCGGTTGACGCGCGCCAAGTCAAAGATGGCGCCGTATCGCTTGACCAACTTGCCGCCGCCGGCAAGCGGATGGGCGCGTCCGCGGATGATGCCACGCGCAAAACGAAGGCGCTGACGGCATCAACTGCCGGCCTTGGCACGGCCATGCGGCAGGTCGCGTCGATTATCGGAATCGGCTTCGGCGCGCAGCAACTCATCGCGATGATTGACGCCTATACCAAGTTCACGGCGCAGCTCAAGCTGGTATCGACCAGTCAGCAGGAATTCGCGCGCAGCATGGAATCGGTCAACAAGATCGCCAAGGCTGCGCAGGCCGATATATCGGGAGTCGGCGTGCTCTACGCGCGCATCGCCAATTCGACGCGCGAGCTTGGCTCGTCGCAGCAGGACGTGGCCGACATAACGGAAACAATCTCGTTGGCGCTCAAGGCCGGCGGCGCGACCGCCGTAGAAACGGCTTCTGCCATGCTGCAATTGTCACAGGCTTTCGGGTCAGGACGGCTTGCCGGGCAAGAATTCATGGCAGTCAATGAAGCCGCGCCGCCGTTGATTAAAATCCTCGCCGAAAGTATCGGCGTGCAAGTCGGGGCCATGAAAGAGCTTTCTGCGCAAGGCGAAATAACAGCGGCTATGATGGCGCGGGCCTACAAGAACCCGGAGGTGCTGAGAGCGCTCCGCGAACAAGCGGCTCAGGTTCGCACAATATCGGGGGCATTCACAGAACTCAGGAACGCCGTTACGCAGTTCGTCGGCGTACAGGCCAAGGAAAGCGGCGCCGTGAGCCTGCTGACGGGCGCTATCGGCCTGCTGGCGGATAACCTCAAGCTGCTGGCGGGAATATTACTCACGGTGACCGCTTCCAAGTTGGCGCAATGGGCGGCAGCCGCTGCCGTAAGCATCGCAAGGGCGACTGCCGCCATAATGGCCATGGGCGGAGCGGCTGGGGTGGCTTCGGGCGCAATCGCGCTGCTGGGAGGCCCGATTGGCGCCGTCATCACCGTTCTTGGCCTGGCGGCGACCGCGTGGTCTGTCTGGGGTTCCAGCGCCAAGGCGGCGAACGAAATCGCCAAGCAAACGACGAAGGAGGCGACCGACTCAATCATCGCCGGCCTTGACAAGCAAATAGCGAAACACAAGGCAGTCATCGAGTTGCGGGAAGCAGGGTTTGCCACCGACAAAGCCGAGAAGAACATAGCCGTGTTCGAGCAGCTCAAGGTGCTATCGCAAGAGATTGTGGACATCAATGCGGGCGCCGGGCAGTTCAAGAACCTGAACGAGACCGATCGGTTCTTTGCGCGGCGTGACGTGCTCAAGCAGATAGCAGAACTGACGGGCAAGATACGCGAAGAAGAAGAATTGGGCGACAGGGCGTCAGCGCTGACCCGCCAAGAAGCGCGGCTGAAGTTCATGTCCGATTACGCCACGAAGCAGGAACAACTGGCGCTGAAACTCGCCGAGGCCCGCAAGCTGCTGGGCGACGCCTTCACCGCCGAAGACGAAGCCCGCATCAGAAAGGCGTATGCCGAGACCGACAAGGAGGCGAACAAGGGCGTCAAGGCCGCCGAACAGCGCGCACAGGCCATCGCAGACGTGCTATCTGGACTGCAAGAGGAAGCCGTAGCGGTCGGCAAGACCGAGGCGGCGATGGTCCGTTACAAGTTGGCCGTGCTGGGCGCCACGCCGGCACAGCAGGCGTTTGCCGAAGCGCTTGCGGCTGACACGGCGTCACGCGACCTGATCCAGTCCTTGCAAGACGAGCTGGCGGTTATCGGCCTTTCAGGCCCGGCGCTGGCCGAGTACCAGCAGCGGCTTCTAGGCGTCAGCGAGGCGCGGGTGCAGGAGGCCGGCGCTATCGCAAGGGCTATTGAGGCGAGACAGGCCGACATCGAAGCGATCGAGGCGCAGAAGCGCGGCTATGAGGCGCTGAAGGAATCCATTCAGGGCGTTATCGAAGAACTTTGGACGCAGGAAGAGGCGCTGCGCACAACGTATGCGCGTAAGGAACTGATCGTCGAGCAATCCCTTGAACGCGGACTGATTGACGAGGCTCGGTATCTCGAAATCATCGGCAAGCTGCAAGGCAAGGAGGCCGAAGAACTCAAGAGGCTGATCGAGGGGAACCAGAGCGAGCTGTCGAAGTTCGTCGAGACTGCTGCCGAGAATATGCAGACGGCCATGGCCGACACGTTCTTCAATTTCATGCAGGGCGAGTTCGACAGCCTGGGCAGTCAGTTCAAGCAAATGCTCGACCGGATGGTGGCGAACGCCCTGGCCGCGCAGCTTGGCGACGCCATGTTCGGGAAAGGGTTTGGCAAGAGCACAAGCAAAGTCGGCGGATGGCTTGGGAAGATTGCACCTATCGTTGCCGGCGCGTTCGGCGGCGGCGGTGCTGCGGCATCCGTTAGCGCCTCTTCCTTTGCGTTCGACACGGCCGCGTTCAACCCATCCATGCTGCTTAAGTCCGCCAACGGGAACGCCTTCAGCGGCGGTAACGTCATCCCCTTCGCAAAGGGCGGCATCGTTTCATCGCCGCGCGTGTTCCCGATGGCGAACGGCGCCGGTCTTATGGGAGAGGCCGGACCGGAGGCGATCATGCCGCTCAAGCGCCTGTCGAACGGCAAGCTCGGCGTGCAGGCTTCGGCGCCCAACAATTCCGTAGTCGTGAACGTCAACATATCCGGCATTCAGGACGCGCGAGGCATCCGCGAGGCATCCGCCAACGTCGCCGCCCGTACCGGCGCCGCGGTCAATGCCGCACTGGCCAGGAACCGATAATGGTCATCAAAGAGATACGCTTCCCGACTGATCTTGCGTATGGTTCGCGCGGCGGTCCCGGCTACAGCACCGACATATCGGAAACGAAATCCGGCTACGAAACCGCCATACTTGAATGGTCGAAAGCCCGGCACCGGTACAGCGCCGCCTATGGGCCGCGGACGCAGGCGCAGCTTGAGGTTGTCCGCGCGTTCTTCCATATCGTCCGCGGTAAGGGATACGGGTTCCGCTTCAAGGATTGGGATGATTACAAAAGCTGCTCAATCGCCGCCACGCCCGCGGCAACCGATCAAACGCTTGGCACAGGCGACGGCGTTATCGTCGCATTCCAGCTATACAAAACCTACAGCTACGGCGCAGAAAGCTACTCGCGCGCCATCACAAAGCCGGTCGCCGGCACCACGCTTGTATCAATCCAGGACGTGCCCGAAACGGGTTGGACCGTTTCGACGGTCACCGGGATCGTGACGTTCTCGGCCGACATCACCAAAACCATCAACGCAATTACGCAGGCCGCGCAGGCAAAGATCACCTTTACGGCATCGCATGGCCTATCAATCGGCCGCACCTTCCACGTTGCCGGCGTGTCCGGAATGACGCAGATCAACGGCCAGCGCGTGACAGTCACGGCGGTTGATTCGTCGACTCAGGTAACGGTCAACGTCAACTCCACCGCTTACAGCGCCTACACGTCCGGCGGAACAATAAATACCATCCCGCAGACCGGCGAGGAAGTGAAAGCAGGCTATGAATTCGACGTGCCGGTCCGCTTCGATACCGACGTGATGGACATATCCATAGACGATTGGCTGATCGGCGCCGTTGACCTACCGTTAGTAGAGGTTCGCGTTTAATGAAAACGATCCCGGCGGGCCTGCAAACGCTGCTTGACAGCGGGTCGGTCACTATTGCGACGCTGTGGAAGGTAACGCGCCTTGACGCAACCGTGATTGGCTTCACCGACCACGATGCAGATCTTGTGGTTTCCGCCGTGACCTATCAGGCGGCGACCGGCTACACGCGCACCGCGATCCAGTCAACCGCCGACCTGTCGGTCGATAATCTGGAGCTTGACGGCCTTATCGCGGCCAGTGCGGTCAGCGAGGATGATCTACGCGGCAACAAGTACCAGGGCGCCGAAGTGTTGGTCAGCATATGCGATTACGAGAATCTGGCGACCACGCCCGTTACGCTGCGCCGTGGCTGGATCGGGCAGATCACCGTCAAAGACGGCTTGTACGTCGCCGAACTACGCGGCCTTGCCGATCGCTTGCAGCAAACCATCGGCCGCGTGTATGGCCGGGACTGTGATGCTGATCTTGGCGATGCCCGCTGCGGCATAGACATAGAGGCGGTCGAACATAACGAGACCGGCACGGTCGGCACCGTCACCAGTGACAGCGAGTTCTACGACGCCGCGCGAACCGAAACAAAGTGGACGGCCGGCAAGCTGACGTGGACTTCCGGCGACAACAACGGCGTGAGCATAGAGGTCAAGAAGGCGGACGGCGCCGGAAACATCGAACTGTGGCAAGCCATGCCAAAGGCTATCACGGCCGGTGATACCTACGCGATCCGTGCGGGATGCCAGAAACGGCGCCTGCTTGATTGCGTCGCCATCTACGACAACGCCATAAACTTCCGCGGATTCGATACGATCCCCGGAACCGACTACCTGACCAACTACCCGGACGCCACATGATGACGCGCGCTGAGATATTGCAGGCTGCGCGTGGCCTGCTGGGCACACCGTGGCGGCACCAGGGGCGCACGCCGGGCGTCGGCATTGACTGTGCCGGCGTGGTGGTTCACATACTGAAACAGAACGGCATCGTGTACGACGTGGCTGGGTATGACTACGAACCGGACGGCGCGCTGACATTCCACGCCGACGCCTGTCTGACGCGAATCCCGAAAGACGCATTCCAGCCGGCCGACGTTCTGGTGTTCAGGATAAAGCGCCTGCCGCAGCACGTCGCCGTCGCCACCGACAGGGGCATTCTGCATTCCTACAATCGCGGCGCCGGCACCTTGTCCAAGGTGGTCGAAACCGGCCTTACCGGCCTATGGCGTGCGCATATCGTCGCCGCCTACCGCTTCCCTTGGGTGACTGAATGAGCGCCGATCTTGGCCTAGCCGTTGCCGGCGCCGCTGTCGGATTTGCTGTTGGCGGCCCGCAAGGCGCGATGCTTGGGTGGTCTATAGGCAGCGCCGCGGGCAGCGCGTTATTCGGCCCGAAGATAAACCAGGAAGGGCCGCGCCTCCAAGACCTCAGCATCCAGTCCAGTGCCGAAGGGCAGCCGGTCTACAAAATATACGGCACCATGCGCACGGCCGGCAACGTGTTCTGGGGCAAGCCGATCACCGAGCACAAAAAGAAGAAGAAGTCCGGCGGCAAAGGCGGTGGCGGCGCGACCACAACGACTTACACTTACACCGTCGACTTTGCGGTCGGCCTGTGTGAAGGCCCTATTACCGGCGTCGTCAAGCTGTGGGCCGATGGCAAGCTGTTCTATGACGTGTCGGCATTGACAGCCGCCGAGGAAGCCATCGTTGCCGGCGGCGGTTATTTGCCTGACGCAACCGCACGTTTCCAATCCTCGTTCGGCAAGACGATCAACATCGCCGACACCAACGGCACCATGCGCATCTATCCAGGCAGCGAAACGCAACTGCCGGACCCGCTGATCGAGGCCGATCTAGGCGTCGGCAATACGCCGGCCTATCGCGGCGAGGCGTACATCGTATTCGATAACTTTGCGCTGAAAGACTACGGCAATCGTATCCCTAACATCACGGCCGAGGTCATTGCGAACGGATCAACCGCCCCGCAATTTCTCGGCACCGTAACAGTTCCGCTTCTCGGTCTGGCGCGCCGCATGCGCACTACGCAATATTTGCGTCCCGATAATTCGCTGCTGGTATGGGCGACGGGTAGTACGTCAACATTCGTCGAAGTGCTTGAGCCAATGATGGTATATCCTAGCGGGGCAATATCCATCGGTGGAAGGGTGGCGTCCTCTCAAGACTATCACCTGCTCATAGGGGATTGCGATGTCCCGGCGGTGTTTGTTGGCCGCCAATCGGGCAGCGTGTACAAAATATCGTTATATGAGTATGTGGCGGGACAATTAGTATTGATCGGCACTTTCGTAGACGAGACAGACCCGCTCGGGTTCGATGTTTTATACCAACTGCATGCAGGAGCATCATCCAAGGTCTTCTATCGAAATGGCGAGGCGTGGTTCCATCGTGGCGATACATTCACGCTATACCGTGCCGTTCCACAAGGGGCGCTATCGGTAGGAACTCCTGCCAAGGCTTTGGTGTATGCGACCACCAGTTCATTAGTAGCCGGCCAGGTAAAGGACATCTTTGTCGGTCAGGCGGAACTTTATATTATCCACGGCGCTAAGCCGAATTTTACATTAAGCACATTCGACCTTGAAACGCTTGTGTTGATAAGCGAAAGGAGCGTTAATGTCACCGCGACTAATTCGAACATAAATATATACAGCCCACAAGATGGCCTGGTATATGCGATGTATAATTCGAATAATGTCGCCGTTGGGCTGTATGAAATAAATGGCTCACTAATGCGCGATATAGGGCCGCTGCCGTCAACTACCGGTTCAGAACATACATACGAATCATCTACGAAAGCAGCGTTTGCAGTACACGACGGCGTCTGTGTAATCCATTACCCTAATGTCATACCGTCATTAGGCAACGGCGGGTATCTGCGGTATTGGTCTATATCCGGTCTGTCGTCTGATGCAGTCTCGCTATCTAGCATCGTATCAGACGTGTGCGCGTCGGCTGGCCTTGATAGCTCGCTTATCAACGTAGCCGACTTGGCCAGTACGCAAGTCCGCGGTTACATCCGCAACGCGCAAATGACGGCACGCGCGGCGCTTGAGCCGCTGGCCGCCGGGTTCTTTTTCGACGCCACAGAATCCGATGGAAAGATCGTCTTCCGCAAGCGCGGCGGTGCGACGGTGGCGACGATTGACTATGACGATCTTGGCGCGGCGAATCCGGGCGCGCAGGAAGACCGGCTTGTTACCACGATCACGCAGGATAACGAACTTCCGATTGAACTGAACTTGCGGTACGCCGATCCTGCGCGGGACTTTCAGACCGGATCGCAACGCTCCCGCCGGCAGATACCGGCCAGCAAGAAAATCGACACGATTGACATGCCGATTTCGTGGTCGGGGACTGAAGCGAAACAGGCGGTCGAGAAGCTGCATTACTCGGCATGGGAGGCGCAGACCCGGTATCAGTTCGCGCTCCCGATCAAGTATATGCGGCTGGAGCCGGGCGACCCGATCCTGCTGCCTGTCAACGGCGTGAACAAGCGCGTGCGCCTGGTCAAGACAGTGCTGCTCGGAAGCGTGATTCAGTGCGAGGCCGAAGCGGATTACGCGGCCTCGTATATCAGCGAAGCCGTGGCGGCCGATAACCCGGCCGGGCCGCAAGTGATTAAGGTCCCCGGCACGACAATCATGCACTTGCTGGATATTCCGATCCTGCAAGATGCCGACAACGACGCCGGCCTGTACATCGCCGCAACCGGCACCGGGTCGGGATGGACGGGCGCCGCGATCCTGAAAAGCGCGGATGGCGTGGCGTTCGATGAAGTTGACGCGATCACCACCGAGTCCGTTATCGGATCGGCCTCGACGCTTCTGCCCAGCGGGCCGACTACGATATGGGATGACGGCTCCACCGTTGGCGTGCGCCTGATCAAAGACACGCTGACCAGCACCACCGACCTTGCCACCCTTGCCGGCGCGAACACGGCGGCCATCGGGGTGCCGGGGCGATGGGAAATCGTCAGCTTCGCCACGGCTACCCTGAACGGGGACGGCACCTATACCCTGTCGCGCCTGCTGCGTGGGCGCCTGGGGACAGAATGGGCGGTCGGCCTGCACGCCATCGGGGACGCCTTCGTGCTGCTGGAAGCCGACGTGCTGGCGCGTAACGTCCCTGCGACTGCGGATATTGGCGTGCCGCGGTATTACAAGGCGGTTTCATTCGGCGGCGACGAAGGCGACGTGGTGACGTATACGCACCAGGCCGTAGGGCTGGAATGCTACGCGCCGACGCATATCCGTGGCCGGCGGCATTCCCCATCCACAAACGACTGGGCGATCACATGGACACGGCGCACGCGTGTGGACGGCGCATGGCGTGACTATGTGGACGTTCCGGTCGGCGAGGCTGCGCAAAGCTATGAGGTCGACATCATGAGCGGCAGCACGGTCAAGCGCACGATTGCGGCATCTAGCGAATCAGCCACCTATACGGCGGCTATGCAGACGACGGACTTCGGGTCCGCGCAATCAACGATTACCGTTAACATCTATCAGCTTAGCGCCACCGTTGGCCGTGGCTACGTCGGGACCAAAACACTATGAGCACCGAGATTCTGACCCTTGACGAAATCACCGCTTCGCAGGCGGGGAAAGAGGTAACGCACAACACCGGACTGCGGCAGATTGAAGGCCGGCTGGTCAGGGTAAAGAGCCGCACCACCACGGCGCAGCCCGGCAGCCCGGCCAACGGGGATACCTACATCCTGCCGACAAGCCCGACCGGGACGAATTGGGCGACGTTCACGGCAAAGCAAATCGCCCATTACTACGGCGGATCGTGGAAAGCGTGGACGCCCGTTGAGGGCACGCGCGTCTGGGTCAACGACGAGGATTCGGTTTGGGCCTACAACGGGACCGATTGGGTCCTGGACACACGCGACCCGATGCTGTCCAAGAGTGTAGCCGGAGGCAGCAACGTCACGCTGACCGAAATCGAAAGCCGCTACCCTGCGATTGACTTGACCGGCGCCATTACGGCCAGTATCAACGTTATCGTCACCACCACGCCGAAGCTGCTGGTAATCAAGAACTCGACCACGGGCGCTTACTCTGTCACCGTCAAGACCAGCGCCGGGTCCGGGGTCATCGTCAGCCAGGGCACCCGCGCGCTGCTGTACTGCGACGGCACAAATGTAGTTAGCGCGTCGGAGCCGACAGGAGCGGTGGCGGCCGCGATAGCTACCCACGAAGGCGCCGCCGACCCACACCCGGTCTACCTGACGCAAGCGGAAGGTGACGCGGCATATCAGTCGATAGCGGTGCCGTCCTCGACTGTCGCCTCCCTCCCCGCAGCATCAGGCGTTTCGGGTCAGATGCGGATAGTGACTGATCTCAACAATGCCCTGTTGCGCAGCGATGGCACGTACTGGTCGCCGCTGAATGGCCGTGCCGTGCTGGTGAATGTACCTAACGCCAATCTGACTATCCAGTCTCTGACCAATACGCTGATTAAGGCAGTAACATTTCCAGGCGGCTTCGCGCGGGCAGGATCGCGGTTTCAAGTTTGGGCGCGATTGTTGTTGCCAGCGGTAGGGGCTGTAGCGCGACAGTTTTTTTTACGAGCCGGCCCTGCTGGCGCATCGAGCACAAGCTTTCATTGGCTATGGACTGATCTCAACAGTCTTAACACAGAGGCACGAATAAACAGCGAGATGACCGCGCTTGGTACTACTGGGGTGCACCGCGGTGTTAATGCGATAAATTCCAATCCATCTGGGATATTTTTTGGTCGCGCAAATGGATACATTTCTCCGGTTGTCGATTTCACCGCACCATGGGAGATCGCCTTCACCGGCCAATCCGCCGCCGAAACCGCACAGACCGCCGTCACCGCCACCTGGGCGGCGGGCGTCGCCACCTTCGCCAAAACCGCACACGGATACGCCGTCGGCGACAAGATCGTCAACACGCTGTTCACGCCGACCGGCTACAACGGCACGTTCATCGTCGTCAGCGTCCCCACCGCAGACACCTGGACCGCTGCTCTGGTAGGCGATCCGGGCGGCGCCGGGAGCGGGGGCTCTACCAGCCGGATCAGCAACGTGACTCTTGTGGACTACCTGATTGAGTGGCTCCAATGATTGCCGTAAACACCGAAGCTAAGGCCCTCGCCTCTGGCGCCGAGACCATCATCCGCGATGGTGACACGTGGCGCTGCTACATGCCGGGCGAGATTCAGCGGCCGGAACCGCTGCCGGAAGTGACGGCCATCAAGCAGGAGATTGCCGCCAGCCCGGCGTTGGACGCGCTGGCAGTCGCAGTGGCTAAGGCTCGCAATATCTCCAAAGAGGCGCTGGTGGCCGAGATGGAGTCGTCCCGTCGATAACGCGGCCAGCGGATGTTGCGGAGATCATTTGATTGTTTGGGTATTGATCCGCGCAAGCATGCCCGCCCACAGCGCATTGTGCCCAACGCCGCCCACCAGCTCGCCATCCACGTAGACGCCGCCCTACCGCATGTTTGCCGGCGATTGGCATAAATCCTGCCCCAAATAACCGGCCAGCTCCTGGCATGTCATCGGGCCGATTGCTGGCGCGGCATCGGCAGTGATGCGGATAGTAATTTCCAAGTCCGTTGTAAGCCGTTGTTTTCTGTACGCCCACGCCAAGGA